GCAGCAAGAGGTGGTTCAAGATACATAGAATATCTCCTTAGAGAATTCGGAGTTAAATCCTCAGATGCCAGGCTTCAACGTGTAGAATATCTTGGCGGCGGCAAAATGCCTGTACAGATTAGCCAAGTACTACAACAGAGCGAAACAGCCACAACAGCACAGGGTACAATGTCAGGGCATGCCATTACAGGCGGTAATATTACAGGATTCAGCCGTACATTCGAAGAACATGGTATTGTAATGGGCATCCTGTCAATAATGCCCCGTACAGCCTACATGCAGGGTATCCCCAAATTATTTCTAAAAAACGATAAGTTCGATTTCTTTACCCCATCATTTGCACATATTGGCGAGCAAGAGGTAAAAAATGCAGAACTATACGTATCAGAAAATACCGCATCGGCAGGATTAGATTCCCAAACCTTCGGCTACCAAGAGAGATACGCTGAATATAGAAGTAGACCCGACAGCATTCATGGAGATCTAAGAACCACCCTTAATTTTTGGCATTTAGCCAGAAAATTCGATACCCCTCCATCACTAGTTGAGGAGTTCACCGAAGCGTGTGACATACCAACAAGGATATATCCAGTAGAAGTTGGAAATAACAAAGTTATAATCCAAACATTCGCAAAAGTGACGGCAAACCGTCCAATTCCTCAATTTGGCACACCATTATAAAAACAAAAGCAAAGGGCTATACGGTCGCACTTTGACCGTAGAACCTTTTGCGCTAAAACAGACAAAGCAAATGAAAAAACCAGTAAACTATTACCAAGCGCAAGAGCGCTTAACAAAAGGAGAAGACTATACAGGATTAGTCTCGAAAACAGTACCCAACCAGTCGTTAACAGTTAACGACATACTGACACGGTTCAGCCGTGGTCAGCCAATTCAAGGTGAGAGGCAAATATACTACGATGAGCAAGTAGACCCCACAAAATCACCAGATTTTGATCTTTCAGACGTTACTAACATAGAGAACGAGTTGCTAACAAAACAAGCGGCTATATATGCTGAGAATGAAGCCAAAATACAAGCAGAGCGAATAAATAAAGCGGAATTAGAAGCTAAAACGGCCGCAAGGTTGGCAGAACTCGAACTAAAAGAAAAAAACGCTGAAAAAATTAATAAGTGATCAAATCACAAAAAAAAGGGTATACGAAGTATACACAATCTCACCAAATGCCCCGACGAAAGTCGGGGCAAAATGGCTTAGAAATAAGCCCTCGCACTAATAGACACCCTTGATATTATTAGTGCCAATTGACAAGCATATAATTACCAACAAATTAAATGTCAATTGAAACAAAAAAAAATACACTACGTAAAACGAGTAAAAACACAAAAAAATGCCACTAACTCCACCAGTAACAGGCGCACTAATTCAAGGCGCTACACAAATGGGCGGAAATGTTCTTTCAAATATATCTAATATATACCAACAGAATAGAGCATTCAGCCACAATAAAGAGATGTGGAATTTACAAAACGCTTACAATTCGCCTGCTATGCAAATGCAGCGATATAAAGAAGCGGGGCTAAATCCGAACCTTATATATGGCCAAGGATCAAGCGGTAACGCTCAACAAGCCCCTACATATCAAGCACCAAATCAAGAGAGTATAACAAAAGGCGTAAATCTACCCAGTGCGCAAGAAGTCGTTGGAATGATGCAGCAAATGGCAGACATTGCCAAGACGAAAGAAGAGACAAGAAGCGCTCAGTATCAAGCAGACCTTGAAAAGGTACTCTTACAGGATCACATGGCTGAACAGGTTGAGAATATACTAGGCAAGCAAACATCAGATGCACGTATAAGCAAACATCAGTCCAGCCTATTAGAACAGGAATTCACACAAAAAGGGTTGCTAAACCCCTATATACTTAAAAATGCAGAATATCAGTTAGAAATGCAGCCACTACAAAAAAGGCAACTGCAACTCCAGAACAGAGCAAGCGCCTACAATATTGATCAAATCCTACCTCAAGAGTTACTAAACAAAATGACTGAAAGGGATCGAATGCTAATAGATAACAGCATGAAATCCCTTGACCTTTCAAGATTAAAAGAGCTTGAAGGCACCGGCGCAGGTCTTAATGATTCTTTCACATGGCGCCTGGCGGCAAACGCAAATAAAAAAGTTCGGCAATGGTTCACCGATCAGCAACAAAAAATTAGAACCAAAAACCAATATCAAAACAATTCAAATTATGAGACGAGGAAAATCAAAGCGTCGCGCTGGACGCGGACGAAGTAAAAAACAATATGTATTAGCCAGCCGTGGCGGTATAAGGCTATAACATGCAATGTCCTTTCCCAATGTCCATTAAAAACACGGTTACAGGCAAATATATTGCAGTACCTTGTGGCAAATGCCCCTCTTGTCAAATTAATCGACGAGAGGATTGGACTATAAGGCTCATGGAGGAGTACAAGGCTAGTAAATACGCCTATTTCATTACCATGACATACGATGATGATAACATGAATGAAGGCTGTAACGTGGTAAAAAAGGACCTACAAGATTTCTTTAAGAGATTTAGGCATAACCAAGAAACTAAGATAAAATATTATGCCATCGGAGAGTACGGTACAAAGTTTCATAGACCCCACTACCATATACTTCTGTTCATGTTAGAACCATTGAACTATGATAAGCTACAGCAAAAATGGGATAAAGGTTTAACACACGTCGGTGGTGTTAACATTAAATCAATATCCTATGTATGTAAATATCACATCAACCGTACAACCTACCCACAAGGCAGAGAGCCACCATTCTGCCTATCTTCTAAACTGCTGGGCATACAATACGTTGCAAAAATGCAAGAATACCACAGTGAAGACACTTCAAGAGCCTATTACCAACAGTATGAATTCAAAAAAAAAATACCTCGATACTATAAGGATAAGATATATAGCAAGGAAGAAAAGGAAAAAATTTCACTTGCCATTAGAGATCAATCGGACAAAAAAGAGGTAAACGATTTTAACAGGCTTTTAAAGCGATTTACACCCCGTCAAATATTCCACGATAAGTTAACAGCCCAACAGGTAAAAGACTCAAAATATAGGCAGAAAAGCAACACTAACGACAAATTCTAACACTTATTAACATGACAAAAAAAATTCCAATACAAACAGACCCTGATATAGAGACTCAGGTAAAAAAAGCTAAACTCGAAAAGGTTAGAGCTATTAAAGGTACAATAGCTTACTGGATAATGGTTATGGCAGAATTCGCCGAAGAGAATCCAGAGCAGTTCTTAGAATTTGAAAAAAGTTTAAATTACAAACTTAAAAAACAACACGAAAATGAAACAATTTCAAAGGATTGAGATTGACAAGCCCAAAAGGTCAACATTTGACCTATCCCATGAACGTAAGTTAACAGCAGACATGGGCGATCTCATACCTGTATTTATGGAGGAGGTAATACCCTCGGATCACTTCACAGTTAACATGGAGGCATTAGTGCGATTTCAGCCACTTGTAGCCCCTATAATGCACAGGATCAATGTATATGTGCATTTCTTCTACATCCCCAACAGAATAATAATGGAGGATTGGGATGAATTCATATCGGGCGGAAAGGATGGCAAAAGCACAGCATTCATACCCTACTTTGAGGGCAAATTCGATGAATTTAAAAGTTCATTCTCAATTTATCCAAAATTGGCGGATTACTTAGGATTGCCTGTACAGCAATATGCTGATGGTGTGACCTCCCCTTCGCCTACGTCTCCCACAATATCACAGTTACCGTTCAGAGCCTACTACAAGATTTGGCAAGATTACTACATTGACCAAAATTTGAACGACAAGTTCAATCAAATGCCATGGGATACAGATTTTGAGTCAATAAAAAATATCTCCAGTGAAATTTCTGCTGAAATGCTAGTTATAAGGAAAAGATGTTGGGAGAAGGACTACTTCACGAGTGCACTACCATGGGCGCAAAGAGGTGATGAGGTCCTACTGCCCTTAACAAACCCCAACGTTGCCATATCATCAAATGGCGCTCTAACACTGGATAACCCCGGATCTTGGGGGTATGATGAAACCCTTTTAGTAAAATATCCTGGCAGGGAGATAATGGGAGATGATGATAGATTTCCGCTTAAATATGTATCAGGTCTAAAGGCAACAGCAACAATGCCAGCAAATACAACCTCTATAAATGATTTCCGCCTTGCCAT